GAGTTGCCGTTTGCCGTGCAGCTTGAGATGATCAAGGCCATCCAAGAGGCGATCCAGCCGAACTACGGAGACTCCCGAAAAAACTCCTAAGGGACACTTACGCACAGGCTCGGGCTTATGTCTGGGCTCATGGTGGGTGTCCTGACGAGATTCCGAGTGATGACATGCGACATATCGAGATCATGCTTCACGACGGAATGATTGGGAACAAGGGTCTCCTGCTGGCCTTGAGTGGGTTCGCTACTGGCAACCTCAACTCCAAATTGAAGCAGGGTTCCAAGTCATTTGAGATGAAGGACATCCTTCCATCTACGCATGACTACATCGTGCCACCGTTGACGCCAGAGGAAGAAAAAGCCCAGGTTCAACGATCTCTGCTGACGTTCATGTCTAGCTTCCCAGGAGCAGAGAAGTATGGCTTACGTCCCAAATAACAGAGGTTTCCAACTAGAAGGCTTTGCTGAGTTTGAGCAACAGCTTCTCCAGTTGGCTGAGATGGGTAGGGCAGACCTGACTGCCAGAAGGACGCTTGTAAAGGCTCTACGGGCTGCGATGCAACCTGTGTATCAGTATGTGGTGGATAACGCCCCATACGATAAGAGCAACAAGGGTCCAATCCATATGCGGGATACGGCGCGAATAGACGCCCGCATTCCTGTTGAGCGAGATCAGCGGTCTGAATACATCAATCCGACTGATGCCGCTATTGCTATAGTCTCTGTCAAGCAAAGTTCCGTGTCTTTGGCGAATGAGTTTGGCACATCAAAGATGGATGCCCAGCCGTTTCTAAGGCCAGCATTGGATTCAAACGCATCTAGAGTGCTTGCCAATGTGAGCCAAGAACTCGCCAACTTTATACCGGCACACGCGAGAAGACTGAATAGAAAGAGGAAGTAATGTCAAACATTGCAAGACTTGGTGTTGTTCTCGCACTTGATACTGCGCTGTTTACCGCTGCCGTTCAAGAGGCAATCAATACCAATGTAAAACTCAAGAGTTCTATTCAGCGCGAGTCTAAGGCGGCAGAGAAGGAGATTCAGAACCTCAAGTATGCGATGGAGGACTACGGTAAAGAAGTCTCCAAAGTAACGCAGGTTGAGAGAGAACTAGAGGCAGGTAGGTTTAAGAGTCTCAAGGGTACAGACACTGCACAACGTCTATTGGATCAGGCTCGGGCATACGATCAGATCGCAAAGTCCAGCAAGGATGTAACAAAAGGACTCAACGACCAGCAGAAACTGGCGCTGACCTACCAGACCACCGACTTCATCACGCAGATTGCCAGCGGTCAGAATGCTCTGATTGCAATGCTCCAGCAGGGCGGTCAGCTTAAAGACCAGATGGGCGGCATCGGCCCAATGTTCACGGCAATCCGCATGGCTTTGACACCTATGGTGCTAGGCATGACGGCTGCGGCTGCGGCAATGGGTACGCTTGGGTTCGCGTTCTACCAGGGGGCTAAAGAATCTGCCGACCTGCGAGATCAGCTTATTCTTACGGGCAACTACGCAAACCTGACGCAGAAGACCTTCCTTGATCTGGCAGATACGGTCAGCACAAAGACCAACCTGTCCATCGGCAAGACCAAAGACATCCTGATGGAGTTGGTCAAGTCGGGCAAGTTTACAGATGAGAGCATGGGGTCTGTTGCCCAGGCCATTGCCAACGTAACTAAGCTATCAGGCGAGACTGCCAGCGAAGTCGCACAGAAACTCATTCCAGCTTTTGATGGTGGGGCTAGTTCTATTAAGTCTCTAAACGACAGGATGCACTTCCTGACATTGGAGCAATACAAACAGATTGAGACGCTTACCAAGCAAAACAAACTTCAAGAAGCCGCAAAGATTGCTGCTGATGCTCTTAATACAAAGTTGAAAGACCAAGAAAGAAATCTAGGTACTTTAGAGTCGGCATGGTCAAAGATTACTAAGGCAGCAAGCTGGGCATGGAACGCGATGCTTGGACTTGGTAGAGATCAAGACAAGATTGATCGCGCGTCAGAACTGGAAAAGAAGATCAACCAGATGGTTGCCAACATTGAGGTAAACCGCGCCATCTTGGAAAAAAACCCTGCTCTGCTTAAGCAACGTGAAGAAACTCTTGCAAGGATGCGAGCTGAATTGCAGCAGCTTGCTGGAAGTATTACTACCGAGCAAGACAAAGCAAAGAAAGCGCAACAGCAAACGCAACTTATTAGTGATGAAGAAAAATACGGTCAAAAACGCAGACAGCTTGCGTTTGAGATTGATCAGTTAATAGTTAAAAACCGTTTTGATCTTGCGAAGATGACTGCAAATGATATGCATCTTATTGAACTTGATGCGGCAGAAAAGTCCGTTTTGGCAAGAAAAGAAATGGAGAATAAAAACAAGGAAGAAGCCGGTAAGTTTGCCATACAGAATCAGCTTGTACTAGATCAGAAATTGATTGCTATTGAGCAGGAAAAGCAACAAAAGCTGCGTGATCTTGCTAAGAAGCGTTATGCGGATGAGATGGCTGACCGACAGAGTATTGCTGATCAGACAATGAGTGATCTCGCTCAAGAGCAGCAACGTAGAGATCAAATCTACAGCCAGTTGGTTGAGGCAAGCCAGAAGGAAAAGGAAACATTAGAGTACGAGATGCAGCGTCTTCAGTTGAAGGGCAGTCTTGTTGGCGCATCGGACAAGGCTCTTCAGATTGCCATGCTTGAATTGGAGACGCAAAAGAAGATCGCAGAGATTGAGGGCAATGATGATCTAAGTCCTGAGAAAAAGGGCATTCTTGTGGCCCAGGCTAGGCGCAACCAAGGTATGCAGGAGATGTTTATCTCTATGCAGGAAAGCCTCAAGGCAACTCAGCAAGTCTATGACGCCGTGTTCGGCAACATGGAACGTGCGCTAGAGAACTTCGTTCGTACTGGCAAGTTGTCGTTTAAGGACTTGGCTCGGTCGATCATTCAAGACTTGATTGCGATAGAACTTAAAGCATCTGCTGTTGCGTTATTCCAGTTCTTCAAGAATATGATCCCTGGTCTAAATGCCAGTGGCGGCACAATCACAGGTGGTAGCGGACTGAAATTCACTCCTCGCGCATACGGCGGTCCAGTCAACTCCGGTAGCCCATACATGGTTGGTGAGCGTGGGCCAGAGATGTTTGTTCCTCGATCATCAGGCACGATTATTCCGAACAATGCGATGGGCTCTATGCAGGCTCCACAGGTAGTCAACAACTACAATATCTCTGCTATTGATGTGAAATCCTTTGAGGATCGAATCATGGGCAGTTCAACTGCTGTCTGGGCAGCGAACGCTTATGCCAACAAGTCTCTGGCTATCGGGCGAGGTAGAGCGTAATGTCATTCCAAACTGTGGTCGATATCCAGCAGTCCATGACGGTGAACAACCGTAGGATGGTGGGGCAACAAACATCCCGAGGCGGGCAGATCAGGACGGCTCAGTACCTCACCGCGGTGCCTTGGGTGTTCACCATCGTTCCGCACAACTACCTGTACTATCCCCAGGTCAGAGACGTTATCCAGACAATTGACAACCTCGACCGACAGACTCCCGCGAACATCACGTTCTCAAGTAGCAATCTCTCTTGGTTCACTGCTTATCGAGGTGGATTGTCTGGTGCCCAGGCGGCGGCTTTGACTCTAGCTTCTGTACCTGCTGCAAACGCAACGACCATTTCTATTGGCAACCTCCCGGCTGTAGGATCGTCTGTAGTCGTCTTGGCGGCTGGTGACTTCATCCAACTAGGCTCATACGCCTACAAGATCACTGCGGACGTTCTGAGGGGCGGGGCGGCTACTGTGAGCGCGACTATCCACCGGCCTGTGATTGGAACTCCTGCTACTGGCACTCTGACCGCTGTAGGCTCTGCTGTTTCGTTTCCTGTGTATGCAGAGCAATGCCCAACCTATACACTCACACCAATGACTAACGGGGCCTTTGTAAACTGGGATGGTCCGTTTGTCTTCCGGGAGAACGTAGCCCCATGACCACGACAATGAACGCACTCAACAGTGCGAATATAAGACACGCAGAGTTTGTCAGGCTTCAGATTGGAAACCCTGTCACATCGACTTATTCATTCTGCAACGCTGCTGCACCCATCACGGTATCGGGCATCACGTTTTCCAATCTTGGAATGCTGCTGAGTCTCGGGGATATTCCTCAAGACATCAAAAGCACTTCAGACGACATCACGATCAGTCTTACTGGTATCGACCCAGCGAACATTGCGCTAATCCTGTCGTCGAACATCAAGGGCTCTTTGGTAGAGATTTGGCGGGGGTTCCTTGACTCCAACAACCAGATCATCACCACACCCACTACGCAGTTTTTCAAGCGCTACACGGGCATCATCAACTCGGTTGGCATCTCTGAGGACTTTAACGATCAGGCCAGAAGCCGTGTAGCGACCTGCACGATTGCCTGCACCTCGATGAGAAAGGTTCTCGAAAACCGGGTTGCTGGACTCAGGACAAACCAGAAGTCATGGCAGTTCTTCTATCCTAGCGACACCTCAATGAACCGGGTGGCCGCGATCTCCAATCAGTACTTTGACTTTGGCTCTCCTCCCAAGAGCGGCAGTGTCAGTGATCCTCTTGTCCGGCCTGGCGAGAACGATTGGGAAACTAGAGAGCAAGCATGATCCGTTTGGCATGTAAGTTTGATGTTCCCGTCTTGACGGAGATGATGCGGAAATACGCCGCTGAGTCTCCCATTGAGATGCTGTCCCAGAAAGAGCATCACGATCACGACTACATCAAGACTGTTCTTGAGTCGCTTATTGTTGGTCGAGGGTTTGTTCTTATTGATGATCAGATGAGGGGAATGCTGGCCGCGATCATCACGCCGAACTTCTGGTGCCCTACGGTTGCAGAGATCAAGGAAGTTGCTTGGTGGGTCCATCCAGAATACAGGAACAGCACGATTGGCGGCAGACTGTTCTTTGAGTTTGTGAAGCACTCCGAGAGACTCATACGCGAGAAACGTGGGGACATCGTATGTGCATCCCTTATGCACACATCCAGTGTAGAGAGTCTGCCTGGGTTCAAGAAGATTGAAACGACATTCGTTAAGGAATAAGACATGCCAGCATCGATAGTTCTTGCTGCAATTGGAGCGCAACTTACCGGTGTAGCACTTGCCGCCGCCACATTTGCGATCAACTTCGCGGCTTCTTACATCATCACCCGCGTATTCGGTCAGCAGGCATCCAAGCAGCAAGACAGCGGAGTACGGCAGCAAGTACCTCC